AAGGAAGCTGCTTACTATGCAAGCATACACGGAGAGTCCTATTGCTTCTGGAATCTCGACCGAATGCACGTTTTCAAGGTGACAGAGTTCGTGCCCATCTGGGACGAGCACACTGGAGAGCTGAGGGCTGGCATCCGCTACTGGCGTTTGGATGCAGACAAGCCCCTGACAGTAGTTCTCTACGAGGAAGATGGCTACACGACCTATCGCCAAGTGAAAGACGGCGGCTCGGAACTCGTCATGGACGAGGCTGGGAAGAAAGCCTACAAGACTACCTACCAGTACATTCCAGCAGACGGAACCGCCGAGGTTGTTGGCGAGGAAAACTACGGCAGGTTGCCAATCGTCCCGATGTGGGCGAGCAGGCTGAAGCAGAGCACCCTGATAGGCATGCGGTCATCCATCGACAGCTACGACCTCATACGGAGCGGATTCGCGAACGACCTCACCGATTGCAGCCAGATATATTGGATTGTGAAGAACGCGGGCGGGATGACGGACTCGGACCTCGCGCGTTTCCGCGACCGATTGAAGATAACCCATATCGCGGATGTAGACGCGAGCGACGGCGCAGGTGCGGAGCCGTACACGCAGGAGGTGCCGTACCAGGCGAGGGAAGCCTACCTCACGATGATTCGCAACGGGCTGTACGAGGACTTCGGCGCGTTGGACGTGCATACCGTGGCGGCTGGCGCCACCAACGACCACATCGACGCGGCCTACCAGCCAATGGACGAGAATGCCGATGACTTCGAGTTCTGGGTGTCTGAGGCCATTCAGCAGATACTAGCCCTTCAGGGCATCGAGGACTACCCGATATTCAAGCGCAATAGGATTAGCAACCAGAAGGAGCAGGTCGAGATGGTGGCCATGGAGGCACAATGGCTCGACACGCAGACAGTATTGAGGAAGCTGCCGAACATCAGCGCCGAGGAAGTGGCGGCAATCCTGGAAGCCATGGACGCAGAGGACATGGGGAGGTTCGGCATAGGGGAACACGAGCCAGAAGAGTCTGTGGAAGAAGAGCCTGCGGAGTAGCCGATGGTAGACAGGGCGCACAAATGGACTGACAAGCAGATTAAACGCCTTGCCGAGCGCATACGCTACCACTACCGCAAAAGCGCCTCAGAACTCAAGAAAAAGGCCCAGAAGCACCTAGATTCATACGAGCGGAACCGAGTGAAGATGGCTGCGATGCTCTCCAATGGCGAGATAACCCCAGACGAGTTCGCGCAGTGGAAGAGCAAGTGGGCCGTGATAGCTGCGCGTGACCAGAAGATGATAGCCGACCTCACGGAATCTGCGCAGCACGCCACCGCCGAGGCTAGGTCGATGATATCCTCTGAGGCACCGAGCGTCTTTGCCGAGTGCGCCAACTGGTCGGCATACGAGATAGACAGGGCGATAGGAAGGCGCATAGGCTTCGACATCCTCGACAAGGACACGGTGCTGTACATGATGCATCGCGACCCGAAGGTTCTGCCAATATCCCAGAAGACGATGCTGAGGGGAGCCACAGCCAAATGGCACTCGCAGAAATTAACAAGCGCACTCACTCAAGGAATACTCCAAGGCGAGTCGGTGAAGGACGTTGCAAAGAGAATCGCTGGCATTTCGGCTATTGACAGCAGGGCGGCTGAGAAGGCCGCTAGGACCGCGCTCACTTGCGCCGAAAACAAGGGCAGGCAGCACAGCTACGAAAGGGCTGCGGAGCTTGGCGTCGAGGGCGAGAAGGAATGGCTTGCAACTCTGGACGACAGGACGCGAGACAGTCACAGGGAAATGGACGGCGTTCGCGTCAAGGTGGACGAGAAGTTCCCGAACGGGCTGGAAGAGCCTGGCGACCCAGACGGTGAGCCAGAGGAAGTTTGGAATTGCCGCTGCACCATGACCCTAGTAGTGCCAGAGGTGGCGGAACAGCAGCTCGAACGGTGGGACAGGCTGCCTGCTGACGTGTCATACGACGAGTGGAAGGCGCGTGGACTATGAGCGTCGATGTGAAGGAAGACAACACCGAAGAGTTCGACAGGGAGTTCAAGGACGCAATCAGCAGGGCGCTCGAGAAGGTGGGACTCACAGCCGAGCGATACGCTAAGGCTCTCACGCCAGTGGACACAGGAAGGCTCCGCAACTCGATAACGCATCAGGTCATCAACGGCGAGAATGTTGCCGTGATAGGGACCAACGTGGAGTATGCACCATACGTCGAGCTTGGAACCTCGAGGCAGGAAGCACAGCCCTACCTCGTCCCAGCAGCCGAGAACCATTTGGATGAGTGGCGCAGCATCTTGGAAAGCGAACTCAAGGGAAAATAATTTTTAAAAACTTCCAAATTCTCGTTTAACTTCGCTCTTTTATATGTTATAATATACATGTAAGGTAAAACAAAGAGAGAGGAAAGAGCAATGAAGGCCATAACAGATTTTGATAGCAAAGTGACTAAGGAAGCACTGGACACGCTTCATGCATACAAGAGAGTATCGGTAATCAGGGAATATGGGCAGTACAAAGTAAGCACTGGGATATGCCTCAAGTCAAGCTACGCACCAGACTACAAGGCATGGGACTTCACCGCAGAGGAACAGTTCACGCCAGCACAAAGGCAGCTCAACTACGTGGCGGCATTCCACGACTACCCGATGGGATATACTGGCAAGAGGGACTACAACATGCTAAGGGAACTTGAAAGCTGGGATGAGCTGTTCGTTTTCGATGGAGAAGGAAACATAGTAAGAGCGTAGAGGAAGTAGAAATAAATATAGCCAGCCCAGCTTCGGCTGGGCTTTTCTTTTGTCTCAAACAAGTGCTATACTATGCGCAGCTAACAGCAAGGAACAGCTGCCGAGGAAAAGGAGCAATATGGCACTCACACGCAAGATGCTCGCCGCAATGGGAATCGAGTCTGACAAGGTAGACCAAATCATCGAATCCCATTCCGAGACGGTCGAAGGCCTAAAGAAGCAGGCCGAGGAACTGCGCGAGACAGCATCCAAGGTGCCCGCCCTCGAAAAGGAAATCGAGGACATGAAGGCCGCTCAGCCTACTAAAGATTGGAAAGCAGAGTACGAGGAGCTTAAAGCTGAGTACGATGGCTACAAAGACAAGGTGGCAAACGAGCAAGCCGAGCAGGAGAAAGCGCGACTCTACCGCAGCATGCTCCGCGAAGCAGGCGTTGACGAGAAGCGCATCGACTCCATCATGAAGGTGACGGACATGAGCGCAATCAGCGTTGCAGACGGCGCTATTGCCGACTCTGAAACCGTCAAGGAGGCCATTGCCAAGGAATGGGGCGACTTCATCGCCCACACCAACACGCAGGGTGCTCACGTGGACAATCCGCCGAGCAATTCGGGCGCGAAGATGACCCGAGACGAAATCATGGCGATAAAGGACACCAGCGCTCGCCAGCAGGCAATCGCCGAGAACATCGAACAATTCAGGTAAGGAGGCAGATATGTCAGACCCCGCAGTTGAGAGCTTCGCTAACCCGCGCTCCAACCTTCCCAACACCTATGCCGAGACCATCTTGGCACGCGAAATCGACTTCGTGTCCCGCTTCGGCCAGAACTGGGACCGCCTGCGCGAGCTTATGGGAATCATGCGCCCGATTCGAAAGGCACCTGGTACCACCCTTTCGCAGGTGAAGGCCAGCGTGACGCTCGCAAGCGGTGACGTTGACCCTGGTAAGGTCATCCCCTACAGCACCGCGACGTTCACGAAGGTCGCTTTCCAGGACGTTGACATCAAGAAGTACGCCAAGGCCGTCACCATCGAGGAAGTCAACAAGTACGGCGCTGCAATCGCCGTCGAGAAGTCCGACGACGCGTTCCTGAACGCGCTGCAGACGAAGGTCATGACCGACTTCTACACGTTCCTGAGCGACGACACGAACGCCACCACTGGCACCGCAGACGGCTTCCAGAAGGCGCTCGCCAAGGCCAAGGCCGAGGTCCTGAGCGTGTTCCAGGAGGCCAACCTGACCGCCACCGAGGTCGTCGGCTTCGCAAACATCATGGACGCATACGAGTACCTGGGCGATGCGAACATCACGGTCCAGAGCGACTTCGGCATCAACTATGTCAAGAACTTCCTCGGATACGGCACGCTGTTCCTGCTCTCCGACTCGTTCATCGAGCAGGGAACCGTCATCGCGCTGCCCGTCGAGAACATCGACCTGTACTATGTCGACCCGAGCGACAGCGAGTTCGCACGCCTCGGCCTCGACTACACGGTGCAGGGCGAGACCAACCTCATCGGCTTCCACGCGCAGGGCGCATACCACACTGCCGTGGGCGAGAGCTACGCGCTCATGGGCATGAAGCTCTGGGCAGAGTACGCTGACGGCATCGCCATTATCACGTTCGGCGCTGGCGGCGCAACTGGGGCCACGGGAGCCTAGAGATGAAGCAGGCGGCTTACTGCGGGACTAGGGCCATATACGGCGATATGGAGACTTCGGCGAAGTCTCTCATAGCCAACAGTGACGTAGATGCAGTGCATTTCATCATAGAGGATTCAGAGTTCCCCAGCGAGCTGCCAGGCATCATCGAATGCCACGATGTGAGCGGCCAGACCTTCTTCCCAGCAGGTGGCCCGAACATGAAGAGCGCCTACACGTACATGGCCATGATGCGAGTAGCGTTATGCCATGTGCTTGAGGGCGTTGACAAGGTCCTGTCCTTAGATGCAGATACGATAGCTGTGTGCAACGCATCTGGGATATGGGACGTTAAAATGGACGGGTGCTACTACGCTGCAAGCGAGGAATGGCACAGGACGATGGACGGACTCCAGTACTGCAACCACGGAGTAGTGCTATATGACCTCGACAAGATGCGCGACGGCAAGGCCGACGAGTGCATCGAAGTGCTGAACCGAAGGCGGTTCCCGTGGGTCGAGCAGGACGTGGCGAACTATCTCTGCCAAGGGAGAATTGCAAAGCTTCCAGCAAAGTTCAACACCAACTGGTGGACCAACAGGAACAGGGGCAGGACGGTAATCAAGCACTTCGCTGGAGTGAAAGCCAGAGAGTGGCGCAAGTTGCCAGAAGTAGTGAAGTGGCGCGAAACCACCTGGGACGAGGTGATGGCGATTCATGGCTAAAGTGCTCGTGGCCGTGCCGACGTTCGAGACCATCACGCCCGACACGTTCAA